TAATGCAAGTTCCATTTCTTTAGGAACTTCTTCTAATCCATATTCTTCTAAAAACCATCTTTTGGTATCTAAAAATGTCATTGCAATATTTGCTTGCCAAGAATAGTAATAGTCAACATCATTTTTCAAAGCATCAAAAACTATTTCACAAGCATCTTTTAATGAAACTTTTAGATGATGATTTTTAACAACAGTTCTATATGAAGGAATTTGTTTGATATTAGAATTTTTAAAATATCCAACAATTAAATCATTTCCAATAATATCAAAAGAATGAAATTTATAAATTTTACAATTATCAACTTCTTCCAAATATTTTTTAATTTCTTCAATCGTTAAATCATTTTCTTCCAAATAATTTAAAACTTTTAAATCTGTTTTTAAATAAATGTTTAAATCATCAGTTTCAAATTTAGATAAAGAAATTATTGTTGTTCTATTTGAATCATTTGGTAGATATTCTATCTCATACCAAAAATCAAAATATTCTGTATATCTATTTGAAATATTTTTGAAATCAACACTGATAATCTGTTTTACACCTCTTTTATCAATGGTGTTTAAAAATTTGATTATATTTTGTTCTTTTTCCATTTTATAAAGTTCTTGACATAGTTTCAAAATCATTTTTATACATATAATTTGTACAAACATATTCGAAATCATTGTGAATAAATTCTACCTTAATAATATTTGGATGTGGTGTTGGATAACAATCCAAAACATGTCTAATATTATTAATTTTTCCATAAATGGTTAAATATTGTTTAACCAAGTCTTTATCATATATTAATGATTTCATATTTTATTCAATTACAAGTTCTTCTTCCTTATTATCATCAACTACATCAAAATCCGTTCCACCAAGAATATCGAGCCATTTGTCACCATGTTCCTTTTTGTAATTATTAATAGCATTTGGTGTATCTTTTATAAAACCGTGTGGAGTTGCAATAATACTACCATTCGTTGTAATTCCGTCAATATGGTTTTTATTTAATTGAACTTTTGTTCTTTTAGCAAATTCTACTGTTTTTCCACCCCTTGTTGCTGTAATTTTTGAAGTTCCGCTTGTTGAAACACCTCCAAATTGGATTTGATAAACACAATCAAAAAACATTTTATCACCACAAGAATTTTTTAATGTAGGCATAGCTCCATATGTCATAGGCTTCTGCACCCAAACTTTGTTTACAATTACAAATGTATTTGTATAAGGGTAGCCATCTTTTCTTGATAACATTATTTTTTGGTTAATGTTATTTCCAAATTGTGTGGACATAGCACCTGCGTTCCATTCATTGTTATTCTTATTACTATCAATGGATTGTTGAGAAGGAATACTACCAACACTATCCCATAAAAAACATAAATCTCTTGGAAGTTTTCCTGCTTTTTGGTCTGACATTAATTGATTCATAAATGCTGCAACATCTTCAATGCTATTCAAACTACTTCTATCAACATAAATGAAGTCTCCACCGTAAAGAATTTCACCCGTTTCTTCATCAATTTCTTCTTCCACTTTCAATCCCATTTGAATAGCATGTTCCCATGACCATTTCATTTCTGTAATAATAATTACGGGAAGAATGTTTTGTCTTTGACAACCTTTAATGGTTTCTAATAAAGCTGTTGTTTTACCTGTATCGGAATGACCTCTTAAAATTGTTATCTGCCCCATTGGAATCCCTTCAATTCCCAATGCTTCTTGTAAAGCATCTGAAACTTTTATAAATTCCTGTTTTTTAAATTTTGTATTTGTAATTAAATTTTTAGACTTTTTAAAAGCCTTTAAATCAAAATTTCCTTTATCTGTTGTCACTGTAATTGCATTGGAAATTTTATCACTTAATTTTGTTTTTGCCATGTTTTATTGAATTAATGTTTGAAAAAATTTGGGGAAACCTTTTTAAAATTTCCCCAATAATAAAAGAAGATTATTCTTTATCATCAAACATTGAATCAAAATCTTCTTTTTCTTCAACTTCTACCGCTTTTCTTTTAGGAGTTCCTTTAGAAATAGACTCTTTTACAACTGTTTCTTTTGGAGCTTCTTCTTTTTCTTCCTCTTGTTCTTCCTGTGCTTCATAATTTCCCAAAAGGTCTTGAATTTTCTTTTCAAAAAGTTTTGTTAATTCATCATTATCTTTTTTAGCATAATCAGAATAAACATCAGTAATTTTAGATGTCCATTGTTCAATTTGGTCATCATTCCCTAAAGCACTTTCTTTCACTTTTGGAACAACAGAAATAATTTCGGGATAAGAACGTTGTGGTTTTGAATTTGGGATAATTGTATCGTTACAGGTAATTCGCAAATCTCTACCTTGTGATTCATCTGTAACATCTCCATATTCATCTGCTGATTTTTCGGAAAATAGATTCATTACCATCTCAACTTTGTTGACAGGAACATCCCACATTTGAACACCTTTGTCTTCCTCACCTCTTACGATAATAGGAAAATAAAACTTTTGACTTGTTCTAAATTTAGAAGCCAATTCTTTGTCTTCCGAATTACCCTTTCTCAATTCTTGACAAGTGTTTTGAATTGGGTCTGTGTAACCACCAAAAGAATTTGGAGAAAGAATTGGATAGCGTTCCAAAACACCAAAATCATAATATCTCACCAAATAATAAGGAAGGTCTTGATTTTGTGGAAAAACTAATCTTACTAAATTTTCTCCAACTTTTGGTTTCCAAACAATTTCTGTAATTTTTGAAACTTCTGTTGTACCACCACCTTTGTTTGCAGCCAATGCTGCTCTGATTTTTTCTAAACGACTTTGTGACATGTTTTACTTTGTTTTTACTGTGAATAATTAATTGAAATATAAAAATTTTATAATTTTAATTTGTAAATTATTTCTAAATCATTTTGTTTCAATGGGCATTTATTAGGAATATTTCCATCTCTACTATTTTCTTGTGTGATAATCAAATTTTCATAAGATGATTTATTATCCCAATATGGATGTCCACATTCCATTCCATCACTACTAACATTGAAAAATTTACAACTGTGATAACATCCTGTTATAATAATTTCCTTTTTCATAATTAATTTGTATGTATGACATTATTAATTTTTGTTTTTAAAATTTTAAAATTACCTCTTTCTGTAAGAAGAATTGAATTTTGAAATAATTTCCAATCAACATTATAATATCTTTCTTTTGTTTTTGTAGAAATATAATTATTTAAAGCATTGATTGTATAAAGAGTGTTTGTTTCTTTTTTACGATGTACAGAAATTGTTTGTGGTAAAATTGTTGTTGTAGAAACATTGTTAAAATCAACATTGTATGTTACAATCATTTCATTCGTATCGGGAGATTCTAAAACAAAAATCTTATTGTAAAGAATTTCATATTTTGCTTTAACATTTTCTAATGTAGCATCTAAAACATCTTTTGTAGAAAATGTACATAATAATTTGTTGTTTTTCCCAACTGTTTGGGATTCATAGTCATAGTGATTCATTCTGTTATAAATATATTATATAGTGGCTATTATTTCTTTCATTTGATTAAAATTCTTTCCATAAGAAATAGAAATTTTGTATTTATGCTCCGTTTCAATTATCTTTTTCAAATCTTTTAAAATTTCTTTCCCATCTTCTTTGTTCCAATCTATTAGAAAACTATCAAATTGATACAGAACAATTCTTGTCTTTTTTTCCTTCAAAAACTCCTGTATATTTAACAACGTATTTACATTCAATTCAGTTTCACAAATTCTAAAAAATATTGAAAAAATGTTTTTTGTTGTAAAACTTTCGTGATAATAAATTTCTTTTGTAAAGGGTGATTTAATATACCCATTATTTGAAAAAAATTCTAACAAATATTTTTTAAAACTCAACACTTTCTTTAATAAAATGCTTTGATGGTCTGTAAAAAGTATTTCAGAAAACATTATTTGAAAAAATTCATTTTTAATTTCTTCATGTTGAATTTCATCTAATGTTTGTAAATTTGTTTTATGAATTTCATTATATAGCTGTGTATAAACATCATCATATTGTAATTCATATTTTAATAATTTACAAAGAATTGATAAATGGAATCCTTTATAATCGTATTCAAATAAATAACCATTATTAGAAATAATTAGTTCCCGACTATTATTATTTTTTGAAAGATTTAATAAATTTATTCCATCCTTATTCATTGTTGGTCTTAATGAAGGATTGTATAAATTATATGACGAATAATAACCTTTTTCTTCGATATAAGACGTTCTTTTTTGTTTTTGGTATGAAGTATCCAAAATTGTTTTTGAAACGCTTATAGGGCTTTTTTCTATTGTAGAAAAGGCTTGTATGTATTTGTTTCTGAAAACACTTTGGGTGAGTTCTTCTGTTTTTATTTCAGGCTTTAATTTTTCAAATTTTTGACAAAAATATTCTATATGTTTTACAATAGGAATGTATTGATTTAATGATTTTGAAAAATGATATTTTGAAGGAATGTTTAATAAATTCATTTCTTCAAATTCATAATTTGTTCCATTCGCAATTCGCAAATCGAAAACAACATCACTTTTTAAAAAATGTTGCAAAGACTTTTTATCAAGAACAACAATTTTTTCAAAATTATTTAACAATAATTCATTAATTTCCAAAATTTCATTTTTAGGAAGTTCATTGTGAGAAATGTTTATGTAAGCAAATTCATTAGAATTTAAGTCTTGAACAAAATATCCCAAAATTTCATTTTTCATAAAATGATAGGAAGGATTTGTCCAAAGTGGTTCTAAATAAATTTCTTTTGAAAAATTTTGTAAATTAATTTTGTTAAAGAACATAAAATTGATTTAATTATTCCAAAAATTGTGTCTAATGATTCTACTCCAAGAAGAAATAGATATATGAACAATATTATAACAACCCATAAGAAAAGTAGTTCCATAAACTTATTTAATTATATTTTTATAATAATAAGATTCTTCTATATAATTCCAACATTGTGTAATAGGTTTTGCATAAACAAATTGTTTTTTAAATATTTCCCAAATTCTTTTAGAAGATTTTTTTCTCGGAACTTCTGCCGTTGATGGTATAGAGTATATGTTACCTCTATTATCACAATTTGGATAATGTGTGGGTGAATGTGCTATTTTATTACAATTAGTACAATAAAAACTTCTTTTATTCCATTGTCCAAATTCATTCATATTAACATTTCCACTAATTTCGGTTGCTCTAAATTTTCTTGACATTATTTTTATTATTTTCTCTTTCTTTTAAAATTTTTAATTGTGCTTCACAAGGTTTGAAGCAATATTTTGTTCGTCTAATTCTTTTCTCAATTTGATAAAGACATTGACAAAATGGTGGTCTTTCTTTTTTAGTTTCCATAATTATCCAATAGGTGCTATAAAATTAATAGGAAAATTTTCCTCATTTTCAACTAAATACATTTCTAAATATTTATTATCTTCAAATATACTGTCTAAACATACTTTAAATTTACTATCAAAAAATCTATTAAATTTATTATTTAATAACTCTTCAAACAAAAATTTAGTTTCTAATATACCATGTTCAAATCCATAGTTTAAAAGATTTTCTCTTAATATAGACATACTTTTCAATCGTCTATATTTTAATTGACCCAGTGAAGATATTTGATATTGTTTCATAAATTTAATTCATTAAGATTTTTTAAAATATATTTTCTAAGGTCATTAATATTAGAAATTTCATCTAAAAGTTCTTCATACGTAAACATTGATGAAATATATTCTCTAAAGGTTTGTGTTTTTGACATAAACTCTTCATTCTTATTATATTGATTGGATAAATCCAATAATTTTGACATGAATAAAGGGTATCTCATTTGTTTTGAAAATGCCCATTCTAAAGAATATCCATTATAATTAATTAAATTATGACCTTTATAAGTCCAATTTTCATCACTATATACCATTTCCCAACCATGTTCAAGTAGGAAATTTATTTTTTCTTCTCTTGACATACTTATTTAATTAAAAGTTTTAAATTATTTTTCAATTGAACATAATCAAATGTAGAAGTGTTACCATATCTATTTTTAAAAAACTTTATTTGCCCATCATCATCAATAAAAATTACTAAATCATTCTTTTGAGTATAATCCATTATAAGTGGCATATTTGAAAAATGTTGAATACCTATTTGCTCAATAGGAAATTTTTCAAATAATTGCATTAAATCATCTCTTCTAAAAATTATTGTTTTAACATCTGTTTGCATATTCTTTATTGTTTAAAATTTTATTACAAATAAAACACTTATATTTTAATTTTCCAAATTATTTTCTAACGGTGCATAATAAAGTTTACAATGTTCACATTGAACTTTACAAAATTTATTTCCTTCTATTTGTGATTGACAATAACTAAATTTTTCTTTCTTTTCTACTTGTTTTGTATTTTGTAAACAATATTTCTCACAATCTTCTTGCGAATATATCCAAAATTCATTATCCTTTCTAAAAAGTTTATAAATTCTTTCCTCTAATTTTGGATGTTTAAAAGATTTAATTTTATAACGTGTTGAAAAACTTAACACCGTTTTCAAATCTTTCAATTCTTCAAATGTTACTTTTTGAAATTTGTCGCTCATAATTCTTAATTTAATTTTTAATTGTTTATTTTATCTTCTGCAAATGTAATACTTCTAAAATTAATTTCCAAATATTTTCTTAATTATTTTCTAATTTTAAAATATCTTCTTTAATCATTTCGTTCCAATAACAATTTGTTAAATTACCCCATCTATCTCTAATAAAACTATTTTCAAGTTTCTTTATTCTAATTTTATCTTTCAAAGTCATTTGTTCAAGTATTTTTAATGTTCACGAAACGTGAACGCTGTTTACATTTATTAAATGTTTACGTTTTCATAAACGAAGAAATTTTGTAAACATATTTTATTATCATTTCTCAATTTTCTTTTAATTTCTTCTCTATATTTATTTAATTCTTGATAATCACCTGTATCAAATGAATAAGAATTTGGTAAATTATTGAATTGTTTTGGTGAAAACTTTATTTTCATAGTTTCATATTTTTTGAATTGATTTTATTAATTTACTATCCCAAATGATTGTTATATCATTATTATATTTTATACCACCAAAATTATTTTCTTTAGCATAATCATTAATATATGTTACATATTCTTCATCATATTGATTATCAATACTATGTAAATAATTATAAGCCCATTCTCTATTAACTAAATTTCTATTATTTAAAGCTCTTTTTTTATTTATATAATTATAAAACCAATCCGAGATAACATTTTTACTATTTTCAAAATTAGAAACATCTAAAATATTATCTATGATACCAATTTTTAAAATAATACCATCATTTCCTGTAAATTGATTAGCTACATCTATCGAATTAGTTAAATATAAACCTTTACCAAGTAAACCATTAATTTTACGAGCTTTTGCACCCATAGAACCAAATTTTTGTAAATCTATCGTTTTAGTTTTTATTAAATTTTTAGCATTAATTAAACTTGTACCATGATAAAAATATATAATATCATTAGATTTTTCTTTTAATATATTTGTTAATTTTAATTCCATTTTATAATTAATTTTCAATTATTTTTACTTCACTAAGGGTTTCTACTTACCGCTATAAAATTCGTTTAAATCTATTAATAATAAATTTAAAATAGGCTGTTGTTTTAATTGTTCTTTATTTCTATTTACACATTCTATTTCCGAAATCTTACCAATCCACCATGTAATTGAATACACTGTATATAAACTGTCTAAATAAATTCCTTCTTGATTTTTTATAGAAAAATATGTTTCTCTATCAACTTCTTTTAAAAGAATATTTTCAACATTATTTTTCTTTACAAAGTATCTTTCAATGAAGCCCTGTTCAATGTTGTCTTCTGTAAGTTTTGGAAAATAGCTTTTAACATCTTTTTGAGATTTAATTTTTGAAATTTCTCTATTAACACTTTGTTCATAAATTGTTTGTTTTAAATTGATAGGCAAAAGTAATAAAGATTTTTCATTTAAAAAAGTTTTTTCTGTAAAAATATTTTCTTCTCCATCAATATTATACCAACCTACATATTCTTTTTGAGAATCTTGTAAAATAAATTCACCACCATTTGTAAATAAGTTTGATTTAATCTTTGATTTCATATTACTTTAGATAACTTCCCATTAAATTTTTATAATTCGAAGAATTAGCATCGTTTAATCCACTATTTTCAAATATTTTAGAAGCTCCTAAATTAAATGCTACATTTGTTTTAACAAAAGCCATTTGTGCCTGTATTTCAAGTTTCCAATCATTATTATCAACGCTTTGTGTAATGTTCATAATTTTAAAAGCTATTCTATATTTCTTTTGTTTTGAAAATCCATATCCAAGTGGCAACTTATCATCATTTATTCTGAATGTTTGTCCTAAATTTAGCCCACCTATTCCGTCTATTGTTAAATTTAATCTTATAGGCACTGCTTTTTTTCCATAATATTCTGCAACATTATCATCAACGGTCTTATATAAACTTATTTCTTGTTCAATAAGAGATTTCAAAGCTATGGATAAATCTCCATAATTAAAATTATTTCTATCTAAATTTACAAATTTTGTTGCATAAACATATTTTAACAATGCTTCTAAATTTTTATAATCTTTTTGTATTGGAGGAATTTCTTTTGTTAAATTTGTTTTTGGAACTCTTTCACCACTTGCTTGTATATGTCTGCTTTTTAAACCAAAATTTAAAATCTTATATTCCGAATTTGTAATATCTGTTGCACCATTTATTACACCTGCGTTTGCAATAGCCATTGAATTAGCTGTTCTACTATCAATCATTGATTCGAGGTTATAGCTTCTCACGATAGTAGTAGCACCATTCAAATCAAATTGAAATAAATTTTCATAATCATTTGGTGATAAATCATCAACAACGTTATTTTTATCAATTATTCTAACAACATTTGAATAATGGTCAACAACAAAATCAAAATCATTCAACCCACCCAAACTTGTTTGAACATCTTTTAAAATATTCATCAAATAATCATATAAAAGTATTCCATCTTTTGTTTTTGAAATATTAATAACTTTTTTCAAATAATTAATATTCAAATAAACATTTTTTAATAATCCTTTTGAATATTTTTTATCTTTTACAAAGAAATTTACATCATTTGGTTCAACACTTGATTTATCAAAATAAGAATATTTTAAAGTTTTTGGAACTAATGCTTCGCTATCACATTGTTTAATCAAACATTTTGAATTATCTGCCGACATCGTTAAATAATGTGCATTACATTCTATATCATCAAAAGCAATGTCTTGTAAAGAAATTTTCATAATTGGTGAATTATTATTCACATATAATAACATGTATTGATTAATAATTTCTACCAATTCATTAAAACGAATGTACACTTCAAAATTAGAAGTTTCGTTTGCAACAACTCTTGATGTAATGACAGGGATTCTTTTTTTAGAATTTATTTCTTTTAATGTATCTAATTTTAAATAAAAATTATTAAATAAATCTTTTGAAGCATCTACACTTTCTTTAGCTTTATTAAATATTTCACTTAAAATTCCAAACAATTTACCTTCATAAAAATCTAATTTTTGAGCGGGTGTTATTGAAGAAACATTTAAAAGTTTTGCTACATCAACTTTTGAAGAATATTCCACTTTTTGTGAATTAATAAATTCTCCAACACCCATTATTATTGAAGTAATTTCATATCCACCATTTTCAATTTCTTTCCATGAAAAATTTTTTACCTTTCCATAAAAGGCTTCATAATTACCTGAATGTAACTCTAATAATTTTTTTGGTTTAAATCCTTCTGTATATAACTTGTCATTTTTATTAGTTTCTTTTTGAATATTGTCTAATGTATAATCAAAAATATCTCTATAAATTTGTTCTTGTATCAAAGAATTATCTAAAATATTGTAATAATTAATTTTAGATTCCAATTTATCAAATTTATAGGTCTTAATTGAATCTGTTTGTGAAGGATTTTGAAAATATTGACTCCAACCCCATTCTAAAAGAACATCATTCCCCAACATTCCATAAAGCTGTAATAAAGCATCAAATTCTTTTTTAGACCAACATAAAATTTTTATTGTAGCATTTCTTGTACCACCTTGTGTAGAAATTCCGTCAACAGTGATGTTTTTAATACCTGCCATTGGTCTAATACCATATTCACCCCTATTTCCATTAACAGAATCACCATAAGCACCTCCTAAATTTCCAATAGCTGCTCTCATAACATATTTTCCATCGGGAGTTACATACAATTCTCCCGATTGTAAAATTTTATTCTTTGCTAATTGATTTCCAACACTAACTCCAAAAGAATTAGCCATATCGGGGTCAACAATATCCATTCCCGAAGTTAATCTTATCCAACCCGTTTTACCATTTTGATAATTGATTATAGCAGGAGTTGCTTCATTATTAAGCCTTCTAAGATTAGCTTCTCTACGAAGTTCTAATTGTTTTCTAACAAAATTTGGAATATTTGGATTTGGCAATGCTTTAAGAATTTAATTTATTATACAACCATAATTAATGAAAATTAATTCACCTATTTGTATTTATTTTTTCAAATTCTTGTAAATAAACATCAATATTTGCAGGGATTCTCATTTGTATTCCAACTTCGGGATATAAACTATCATTTGGAATATTATTCACATCTGCTAATATCCACCAATAAGAATGGTCTTTATAAAATTCATAAGCCATTTTGTCCAATCTATCACCACTTTCTGTTATAATGTAAACATCATCAACACTTGGTGAAATTGTTGGAAAAACTGTTGTAGAATAATAAGATTTTCTACCATCTTTTAAAATATTTAAAATCCTACTACGATTGCCCATTTACAAAGTTTAAATAATCAAATGAATTTTGAGCAGCATTTAGTGAAAATTCTGTAAAATCTTTTGCTTTAGAATTTTCTACAACACTTGTCTCAATAGGTGCTTCTGTTTTAACATTTTGTTCCAATAATTTTAAATCATTCAACCATTTCTTTGTTGAATTTGTTGATGTATCATTTATTGGAAGAATAAATTTACTTCTCCACAATGAATTTTGTGGAAGAAAATTGTGAATTGGTGTAAAATTTAATGAAACATCAATCATTTTTGGAAGTTCATACATATCCACATCTTCACCACCTTCGGGTTCTGTTAAAGCTATTTCCCATGTTGAATCTTCGGGAATTGTATAATTCAAACTTGTTATAAATCCATATTGTGAATTTAGATAATCTCCTAATGTAATTCTTACTAATGTACCTCTCATTTTAAATTCTTTATAATCGGGGTACATTGAAGCTGCTAATGAATTTAATTTCTGAAACATTGCTTTCATTTCAGACTTTGATTCTGCAACTACTTTAAAATTAAAAGAAATTTTTCTATTTGTTTTTGTTTGAATATAAAAACTCTCTGCTCTGTTATTATAATCTATTTCTTGTAAAGATTTGTCATAATTATCAGAAATATTTGAAACTATTGACCTAAATACTAAATAATTACCATGTGAAGGATTATCGTTGTCAACAATTTCTATTCTAAATTTTACTAAATCTCGTAATTCTTTTACTTTCTTTTCAACATTATATCTTTGTAAAGCTGTTCCATTTTGAACTAAATGTTTATTAAATTTAGAATCTTCTAAATTCTGCTTTCCATAAAATATTTTAACTTTGTTTAAATCATCCGAATTACCAAGACCAACCCTTGCTTTTAAATTATATTTTTCATATTGTCCATCTTTTGATGGAAATGTATATTTTCTAAAATCTTCTCTAATTTTTCCAACAGGATTTGTTGAAGCATTTTGTTCTAACGTTTTTCTTCCCCAAGTGTTGTTTGTAGAGCCTTCATTTGAAAAATTAGTTCTTCTAATAATTGTTTCACCACTTCCTAAATTAGAATCACCGCCACCATCATATCTATCAATAACTCTTTCGGAAGGATTTTCAACAATTAAATTTTTATAAAGTTTTACAAGTCTATTTGTTGAAGATTCTTTTGGAATCATTTGTGATGATTTAATATATTCAAAATATTTTGAATTTTTATCATCATTTGTTGGAAGAATCCCATGTCTATACAAATGACTACCATCTCCCAAAGCCACTTGTGCTAATGTATTTGTTGCAACAAATTTTCTTGTAACATCATTACCATATTCAAGTTTAGGATTCATTTTTTGAAGTCCTAATTCTTTTAGAGCAAAAAATCTTCCATTCTGTGTTGTAGAAAGATTTTTTGTAATTCTTATAACATCATCATTAGCTAACAATGTCCTATTAACTATACCACCTCTTATAAATCCATCATATCCACTCCCAAAACTTGGTAATGGGACATAAGGATTGGTTATAACATCTTTATAATACTTTTTAAGTGTTGCAGATGGTAATTCAAATCCATATGGTAGGGATTTTAAGTTGGTTTTAAGGTCAATGAGTCCCATTAATTATTTTGGTGGATTATCTAAATATCTTTTTGGTGTAATATCACCTAAACTAAGAGATGATGGATTTATGCCTTTACCCAACATCAAGTTTGGTTTACCATTAATAGAATATGTGTAATGCAATGGTGAAAGTTTTGTATTATCGGCTCTATAAGTAGGTTTTTCACCACCATATCCCAATTTTGTTTGTTTAATCTTATCTAAAAGTCCCATGTTCAATTTATTATAAATATTGTTTAAATTCTGTTATTTGACATATTAATCATTTCTCCAACCTTTCTACCATTCAAATTTACATCTCTATTTTGGGAAACTGCTTTTACAATTTCTTCTGTTGATTTTTCAACAGCTTTTCTAACCATTTCCATTGTTGAAACAATTTTTGTATCATCAATTAAATATTGTGTAATATTTTGAGAAGAATTTTTTGATAATAAAGAATTTGGATTAGTTGTTGCTATTAAATAATCTTTTGGATTAGGCATAATTTGACCTTCGGGAGTTTTTATAACAATATTTCCTCTTGGTGAAATCATTCCATCGTTCATTGTTTGGGTGTTCTCTGTTTTTACTTGTTCTTTATGTCTTTCTACATATCCTTTCGTGTAAACTTCCATAAATTTATCTAAACTCATAGTTTGACCACTTGGAATTTTTGTTTCCTGTAAAGACTTTTGAACACTTGCATAAAAATCTTTAGAATATTTTTTATCAATATTAAATTTATCAACATATTGATTCATAATAATTTCTAAATCCTTTTTAGCAGATTCTTGTAAATCTGTATTATCATAAAATTTTGATAAAGCTGACTGTAAACCTTTTATACCTAAATCATCTTCGGTATCATATTTTTTTGAAACGTTTTTAAATGTTCTTATACCTAATAAATCGGCATGTTCCATTAAAAATTCACTTGTACCTGTAATCAAATTAGACATACTTTGTAGCAATTTTTCTAAATCTTCACTTTCTACAAATGATGCAAATGTATTCTTAATCTTTTCAATAGCTCTTCCAAAATCATCTGAAAGTTTCTGTTGTGTTATCAATTTTTGAGAATTATCTCCTAATATTTCAGCAATTTTTTGATATGATAATCCCATATCTTTGAGTCTATCATATTCTTTTTTCATTTGTAATTCTGTTTGTCTATTATCAAATTGCTTTTTCATAATTTCATCAGCATTGATTTTCTTCATCAATTCTTTATCTAAAAGCATTTGAGCCATCGAATCCCTCTCCATCCCAAACATTTCTGCAAGAGTTTGTTGAGCAAATCGTGTTAATTTTTCATATTCTTTAATAGTTGGAGATAATTTATCAAACTCTTTTTGATAATTTTCCATATCGTTATACATAGCAAAATATTGCAATCTACTTGTATCAATATATTTACCAGTTTGAGCAAAGAATGATGTTTGGAGTTCTAATTGTTTTTCCCAATCTAACATTCCACCCATCGAAGAATCTAATTGCTGTAAATTCGCACCATATTTTTTAGAATCAATAACAATTTTTGCTAAATCCATTGAATGATTTCTGAATTGTAGTCTAATTGATGATGAAGCCTTAGACATATCCATTAATAAAGCCTTATCATTCATGTAGAATTTATTATTAGCTCTATTGATTGCATTTACACCAAGTATTTTATTAAAATAATTATTAAATCCTTCGTTGGCTATTAAAGAACCTTCTAAAAGAGATTGTCTAACATCTTCACCCAATCCCATTCTTTCTTTAATATTGGCTATTAAATCACCCTCTTGTTTATTGGCTATTGTATAGTTAACTCCTAAAGCATTTGAAATCTGTAATGTTGCATCTAACAATTCTTTTTGTGTAGCTGCTGTTTTTCTAATTGACATTCCATATAAATCAATTCTCTCATTTTCTTTGGACATCAATTGATAAGAATTTAATAATCCAACAGCATCGCTTCTAACAATAGCTTGATTTTTAGAAATTTCTCTCCACCTTTCGTCATATTGAAACAATAAATCTAAAATTTGTTTTCCTAACCACATTCCACCGCCAACTGCTCCAACAACTCCAAAATTACCCATTAATTCACTACCAATAGCTCTTGCTCCTGCTCGTAATACACCAAATTTTTTAATAGTTACATCATATCCATCATTTCTCTGTTGTTGAAGTAAATATTCTTCTCTCGCTGCCGATTGCATAGCATCTTCAATAGCCTTAAAATCAAAAATTCTATTTAGACCAAATTCTTGTAGAACTCCCATAGTTCTACCAATATTACCAATTTTTTTATCAATAGCTTCAATTTCTTTTCTACTATTAACAAATTGTTGAGAAGTTCTTTGTGTTAAATCTCTACTTTTATCAAGTGCTTTATTAACATCTTCTATATCTTGTAAATCACGTTTTTTGTCACCAACATTTTGTTGTAATGTTGATAATTCTATTTTAGTTGGAGATTTTTTAATAGATTTTTGTAAATTAGAAATTTTTTCGTTTCTTTTTTCAAACATATTTGTTTCTTTATCAAGTTCTCTTGATAAAGATGCTCTTAAATCCCTTTTAATATAAGATGTGTTAGAAAGTCTATCTTGAATACCTTTTATTCTTAATGCTTGACTATCTCTAATCTTTATTTCCGCATTTAATTCCTTTAATAATTCATCTTTTGTTTTTCCACCAAGTCTTTTTAAAGCATTTTCTTTCTTTTTTAACATTTTTTCATCTGCTTTAAGTTCTTCTTCAATAGCAGATTTCTTAAAATCCAATAAATTTTTTTGCCTATCAATACTTTTTTGAACATTTGATAATTTATCAAAAGATTTTTGATATTCTTTTAATGAAATATCACCTGTTTGTAATTGAGAGTTTAAATCTCTAAATTCATCGGAAATTTTATTAATATTTTTGTAAATATTGTTAAATTCAGAAGAAAGTTTTTGGTCTTATAAAAGTTTGGAATAATTAAAAATTGTATCAAATATTTCTTCATTTTCTTCTCTAATTTTTCCATAATTTGTATTATGTTCAACCAATTGTCTATTAATAGCACGTAACATTTGTTGATATTGCTTACTACTTGCTAACATCTGCTTAAATTCATCATTTGTTTTTGAAATACCTTTTTGTAATTCAATTTGTTCTTTCAAAAGCAATTCACCTTCTGTTAATACTGCCATTATAATTCCTTTTTAAAATAAATATTAAAAAAGTCCACTACTTTTTAATAGTGGACTTATAATCACTTTTACCTTGTTCAACTTTTTGTTTCATTCTTTGACCAATATTCTTTATTTTATCTGTTGAAGCATCGTCTGTTAAAACATTATCTTCACCTTTCTCACTTTCTTTTTGCTTTTTTAAACGTTCATTTATAATTTTAATTTGTACACGCCTGTCTGTTACAGACATTTCCAATACTATATTATATGGAAACCCACCATTTCCAAAATATGCTAAAGAATTTACTTCTTCTAAATAAATTTTTCTTCTAAAATTTGCATAAACGTTTAACGTTTCAAAATCGTCTGTAAAATGATTTTGAAAATCTTTATTCACGAAAAAACATATCCACAAATGATAGTGGAATGTTTACACCCTCCTCTGTGTAATCTTCTTCAACGTATGTAAACACTGCATCAACATCGGGTGAAACACTTCTATAATACTTTCTAAAAGCTCTTGAATCACTTGCTAACATCTCGTCCACAAATTTTACAATAGTTGATTTCTTTTCATCACCATTTACTGAAAGAATTTGTTTATTTAATCTTAATGTTACATCCGAATATGTTTTATATAAATCATAAAGACTTTGCGATTCTTTAAAAATATCTTTTATATCACCATGTGTTAATAGTTTAAATTCTATTTGAACACCTGTTGTTGGGAGTGTATAAGAAAATCTATTAGAATTTTTTACAAATTTATCAAAATCAATTTTAACATCTTCTAATTTTGATAAATCGACCGTTTGACTAATTGTTCTATTATCATCTAATAGAGAAGTCATTGAAAATGTATATGCACTACCATAACTCAAAACCCTTGCAGCAATTAATAATTGATTTCTATCACCTTCAATCAAATCATCAATTTTAACATCTTTTGTAACAATTAAT